GGCGCGAAGTGATCAGTTCCCGAAAAATCGATGACCTGGCGCCCAGCGTGGCGATCATGTGTCAGAACTTTATCCACCAGTGTGCAGCAGCGGGTATCGACATACTCATCACCTGCACCTACCGTGACAAGGAGTGTCAGGATGCGCTCTACGATCAGGGGCGCACGAAACCTGGTATCAAGGTGACCAACGTAGCGGGCGGATACAGCTTCCACAACTGGCGCGTGGCGTTTGACTTCGTACCGCTGGTCAACGGCAAAGCCGTCTGGGACGATGTCAAGCTCTGGGAAGACTGCGGCGATATTGCCGTGCGCTGCGGCCTGGAGTGGGGCGGTAATTGGCACGGTTTTGTAGATCGCCCCCACTGCCAGTTCACCTCTGGCTTCGATATCGCCGACTTCCAGAGTGGCGCAGCGGTGGTCGCATGAGACGGATAGACCTCTCCCACGAGTCGCTGCTGCCGATGGAGCGGCAGGCTCTGCAGCTGATGCTGGACAAGCGCCAGTACTACGTAGACCAGTGCCGTCCGCGTGAGGCGCACGGCGCAGCGGCGGTGATTCTGATCGCATGGAGAGCGCTGATAGAGGACTTTTCTCCGACGCAACCAACAGGATGGGGTGAACTATGAAATGGCTCACAGATCTACTCACAGGCAAGGACGGTGCGACCCATGACATCGGGCGCTGGTCCTGGCTCGGAAGTTTAGGCGCAGTGATTGCCGCCGCGCTGCACACTGCATGGTCCAAGGGAGCCGTCGATCTGGTTGCCTTCGGGCAGGCGATCGCCACGGTAGTCGGGGCTCATGGCGCTGCGCTGTGGGCGAAGAAAGACACGGAGCCACCTCATGTTCCCCCTAGCCCTCCTCAGCCCTAGAGTGATCGCGGAGATCTTCATCTTCGTACTGCTGGGCGCGGCGGGATGGTGGGCGTATGACACGATCTATGACCGGGGAGCTGAGCATGTGCAGAAGCAATGGGATGCTGAAAAAGCTGCTCAAGCTAGCGAATCAGCAAAGGTGGCATCCGACGCTCTTGCCACCACTAAGTCACTACAGGCCAGCGCCGACCGAGATAAGGAGACCAAAAATGCTCAGATCGCTACTCTTAATGCTAGTCTTGCCAGCGCTATTGCAGGGTTGTCAAACCGCCCCGCGCGTCCTGATCCAGGCAGTGTGCCCAGCAATCCCTCCGCTAGAGGAGGCTGCACTGGGGCTGAGCTTTACAAGCCAGACGCAGAATTTCTTACAAGGGAAGCTGCCCGAGGAGACGCCCTTCAAGCCGAACTACAACTTTGCTACTCCCGCTACCGTGCGGCCAGGGAAGCTCTGAAATGAAAAAGAAGAACTCCCCAACCCCAGCGCAGGTAGAGGAGTTTAAGGGGTACATGGAGCATTACCAGCGGCTGCTCAACCTGCTGGACTGGCGCATCGAGCACAGTGGCAAAAGCGCATCGAAGGGCGCGCTAGCCGAGGTCCTGCCGAAGTTGGAGGACAGGCTGGCTGTCTGGTCTCTCGGAAAGGAGTGGTACTCGATGGAGGTCACATCCGAGAACCTGAGGATCAGCGCCCTCCACGAGTGCCTGCACATCTTCTTCGCATCCTATACAGAGGCGTGCTTTCAGCGGGATGAACCTCTGAGCGAGTCTCTCGAACACTCGCTGATAGTCGTTCTGGAGCGCCTCATCAAATGACCGAACTCGATGCACTTGTTTCGTTCGCCACACAGCGCGAACTCGATATCCTCGATGCCATCAGGAAGCATGGTTCCCAGGCCAAAGCAGCCGAGGCGCTGGGGCGTAACAGGAGAACTATAGAACGGGCGATGGAGCGGCTACGGGCTAGGGCGGCAACGAGAAGCCCTGCCATGCACGACTACCGCAAGGAAGTTCCAGAGGGTTATACGCTGAAGGGAATTTCTCAGTACATCGACCGGGACGGGAAGGTTTCGGCACAATGGGTCAAATCCACCATTGATACCGAAAAACAACTGAAGATGGTGGAAATCGCTGCCGAGACGCTATGCGAGGATATCCCAAGACAGAAGCCTATACACATGCAGGGTGACGTGTATAAAAATCTCTGCAATGTATACACGTTGACAGATAGCCATGTGGGTGCGCTGGCGTGGAATGTAGAGACTAAATCTGGCGACTGGGATCTGGACATCGCAGAGCGCACGTTGACTGGCTGCTTCGAGCACATGGTCAACAGCAGCCCACAGGCCGGTACCTGCGTGGTGGCCCAGCTGGGCGACTTCCTGCACTACGACAGCGCCATCTCAGCCACCACGCCTCTTCATGGAAATGTTTTGGACGCGGACGGCAGGATGCCGAAGATGGTGGCATGCGCAATTCGCATATTGCGTACGGTTATCAACCTGGCGCTGGCTCGACATCACAAGGTCATTGTCCTGATGGCCGAGGGCAACCACGACATCAGCTCCAGTGTCTGGCTCCGCGCCATGTTCTCGGCTCTTTACGAGAATGAGCCACGGCTGGAGGTTATTAACTCCGAGCTGCCCTACTATGTGTACCGTCACGGAAACACAATGCTGGCCTGGCACCACGGACACCTCGGTAAGAACGACCAGCTGCCTATCCTGTTCGCCAGCCAGTTCCCCAAGATGTGGGGTGACACCACGAAGCGCTACATCCACACCGGCCACAAGCACCACGTCCACATCAAGGAGCATAGCGGCGTGACCGTGGAGCAGCACCCCACGCTCGCTGCCCGCGACGCCTACGCAGCCCGTGGCGGCTGGCTCGCCGAGCGGCAGGTATCGGCCATCACCTATTCGGACCTGTATGGTCAGGTGGCGAGGAACACAGTGACGCCGGAGATGATCGCGTGAGCAAGCCGTTGATCTTGTTCGTTGGTGCGATCTATCTATTCATCGGCATAGATCAGTTCCGTAAAGGCGGCACCGGCCAGGCCATCATGTGGGGCGGCTACGCCTTGGCAAACATCGGGCTGGCACTGACTGCAAAATAAATTCTAGCTATCGAACATCTAAGTTAGATTAGTGCTATATTCCGCAGTATCGGATTAAAGGCAGCTCACGACAGCAGCTCCACCCACCGCTAGCGCGAGGCGACATCTCGGCAAAGAGTGAAATCTTATGTCTAACTTAGAAGGAGAGCCTAATGGCTACTACCAACTTTGGGTTGTTGACCAACGAGCAGAAGACCATCTGGTCTATGGACTTGTGGAAAAACGCCCGCAATCAGTCTTTCATCAATAAGTTCCTGGGCACCGGCCCGAACTCCATGATTCAGCACATCACTGAATTGAAGCAGTCCGAAAAGGGCGCACGCGCAGTCATCACGCTGCTCGCCGACCTGCAGGGCGACGGCGTTGCGGGTGACCGTACGCTGGAAGGCAACGAAGAAGGCATGCAAACCTTCGACCAGGTGATCCGCGTCGACCAACTGCGCCACGCCAATCGCCACGAAGGTAAGATGGCCGACCAGAAGTCGATCGTCGAGTTCCGCGAGAACAGCAAGAACGTGCTGGCTTACTGGCTGGCAGACCGTATCGATCAGATGGCGTTCCTGACGCTGGCTGGTGTGAGCTACGCGTACAAGCCGGGTGGCGCTCCTCGCGTCGGTTCCGACCTGATCAACCTTGAGTTCGCCGCTGACGTAGCAGCCCCGTCGACCCGTCGTCGGACCCGCTGGGACAACGTCAACAAGATCCTCAAGACGTCGACCACCGGCAACAACGCCACGACTGACATCGTCAACACTGGTGCCGCTGCGTCTTCGGACTTCCCGGCCTGGCAGACATTTGTGCAGCTGAAGGCGTATGCCAAGGACCGCTACATCCGTGGCGTAACCAATGGCGGCGGCGAAGAAACGTACCACGCGTTCATGACTCCTCAAGCCATGGCCCGTCTGAAACAAGATGCCGACTACATGGCCAACTTGCGCTACAGCCAGAGCAAGGACGTCAACGACAACCTGTTCACAGGCAGCACCGTCAAGATCGACGGCATCTACCTGCACGAGTTCCGTCACGTACCTAGCACCATCAGTGCAGTGTCCGGCACCAACAAGTATGGCGCTGGCTTCGACAAGGATGGTTGCCAGATCTTGTTCTGTGGAGCGCAGGCCCTTGGTATGGCAGATATCAAGGCACCCGAGTGGAACGAAAAGGGCTTTGACTACGAGAACTCGCAAGGTATCTCTGTAGGCAAGATCCTCGGTTTCCTGAAGCCCAAATTCGGCAATATCTATGAAGGTAATGCTGTCGAGGACTTCGGCGTGATCTCCTGCTACACCGCTTACTAAGGAGCAAGTCACCATGAAAAAACTCATGTCGCGCACCGCGCAATACCCTCTGTACGCAGAGTTCGCCTTCAACTTCAACGACTGGGTCGTAGACGCCACGTCTGGTTCGAAGGTTACGTTCGGCTCTACCGTCGCTCTGTCGACGGACCCGGCTGAAACTGGTCTTCTGGGTGCTGTCGCCAACACCGGTATCGTCTTTGACGCTATCGCGTTGCCCGCTGGCGCTGTGATCACCGGTGGTGAGCTGATCGTTGAAACGGCTTACGCCGGATCGACAGCAGCCACGATCTCGATCGGCACTGCCGCATCCACGACTGCTTTCGCAAGCACCGTGGACGTCAAGACTGCCGGTCGTACCGCTCTGACCATGACCACCACGAACGCCATGCTGGCGAACGCGGTGACCGCCAACAACGTCCGTATCACCGTGGCCTACACGGTGGCGAACGCGACGGCAGGCAGGGTCCGCGTTCGTGTCCAGTACACGATCGACGGCCGCGCCAACGAGCAGCAAATCACCTAAACGGTGATCGAGCAAGACGGGGCTCACAAAGCCCCGTCTTTCCATCTACCTAACGCACTAGCACCATGAAATACATTGCATCCAGAGATACGGACTTCTGCTCGCTGAGCGGACGTTCCACCTTCTTCAAGAAGGGCGTACCCACCTTTTGCTCGCCGTTCATGCACGCCGAGCTGATCGCTGTAGGTATCGTGCCCGAAGAAGACATCCCTGAACCTGCCGATGATGGCAAGGTCAAGGAACCTCAAGTCCCCTCCGAACGCGAAGCTGCCTTGTGCGCCGCCTTCGAGAAGATCGTGCTGCGTAATCGCCGCGAGGACTTCACCGCTGTGGGCGTACCCCACCTGTCGGTCTTGAACGAGCTGCTGGGCTGGGCTGTGCCCGGCAAAGAGCGCGACGCAACCTTCCAGAAATGGAACCTGGAGCGTAGCGGCATATGAACACCACAGAACTGCTCGCAGTTGTTCGTGAAGAGTTGTTCGACTTGGAGCTTCCGTACCTCTGGTCGGACCCCATCTTGTACACCTACATCGACGACGCGCAGAAGCAGTTCTGTCGGGAGACATACGGCATCGAGGATGCCCGCAGCTTCAAACTCACGATCAAGTCCGATGGCACCGTCTGGTACGCCATCGACCCGCTGATCCTCAAGATTCGGGACGCCATCGACCCGGCTACCGGGTATGACGTCCCCCTGATTGCCATCGAGAAGATGCGCGAGAACGGCTACCGCTTCGACGGTACGGTTGGTCCCCTGAAGGTACTGATCACCGGAATGGAGAAGGGCTATGTCCGCGCCCTGCCTATCCCGAACGTGGCGTCGTCGGTCGAACTTAGAACTTTCCGGCTGTCCAACGATGTGGTGGCCGGCGATGACTTTGAGATCGACCCGCAGCACGTGCTGAACCTGGGCTACTGGATCAAGTACCGCGCATACAGCAAGCAAGACGCCGAGACCCGCGACGATAAGAAAGCGGCCAGCAACAAGGGTCTCTTCGAAGAATACTGCGCCAAGGCGAAGGTTGAGCAGAGCCGCCAGCGCCGTCCTGTGTCCACCGTTACCTATGGGGGCATCTGATGGCTGTCTACAA